ACGAAGTGGGCGTCGGCCCGCTTGCCGAGGCGGGCCACCAACGACTCCACCAAATCGTCCTGCGCGAACCCCACCTCGTCCACGATGCCAAGCGAAAAGTTAAGGCCCTCTATCGCCTTAACTCGCGCCGCGTGCACGCGCAGGCGCGAACCCGTCGGCCGGTAGCGCAACTCGGCGCCCTCGTCGTAGAGGGCGCAGCGCGCCGCCAACTCGGGGTGCAACTCGGCCATGCGCGAGGCGGCCAACACGACCTCCCCGGCCTGTCCTAGCTTCGTGGCGATTACGTCCACCTCCGCGTAATCGTCCCCCCGGCAAATCCGTTCCAGCGCCAGCGCGCCCAACAAGGTCGTTTTGCCCTGCCCCGTTGGCAGGCTTGCGAACGTCGCCAAGTTGCCGTACAGGTCCGACACGAGGCCGCGTTGGAACCCGGCCAAGCGCATGGGTTGCCCGGCGCCGTAGCCCGTCGGCGTCACGACGTAGCGTTGCACCCACCGGCACGCGCGCCGTGCTTCGTCGCGCCCCGCCCACTTCGCCCACGGCGGCGCTTCGACTAGGGCAAGCGCCGGTTTCGGGCCGGGACGTTCAAGTGTGCCGCGTAGCGTTCTCGCCATTTCCCAAATCCCTACCGGGATAGTAGGCTTTCGACCATGCGGCTACCTTTGCGCCGCGTCCTGCGCCGTTCACGTCCGACCATGGCCGACGTGTTCCGGTTGTCACCGTGGGAAACGTTGCCGCCCGGGTTCGACCCGGACCTCGCGGGCCTGTTCGGTTTCGGGGACGCCCTCGTGGAGCGGATCGGCACCGTGGACCGCTGCTTGCAGCTAACGGCGCAACAAATCGCGGCCATGCCCCTGCGCTACAAACACGCCGAAACGGCGGCGGCATTTCAACCGGCATGGGTGACCGACCCCGACCCGTCGTGGTACCCGAACGGGATACACGACGCCGTGTTTTCGGCCATATGGTCGATCTACGCCCGGGGCGAGGCAATCTTGTGGGCCACCTCGCGGTACGTCACGGGCTACCCGGCCACGTGGACGGTGTTAGACCCGCGCACGGTGGAGGTGGAACAAATCGGCGGCGCCCGCGTGTGGACGGCCGGGGGCGTGACCCTAAACCCGAACGACATAGTGCAGGTGCAGCGCAACCCCAACGGCGGCCTGCGCGGCACGGGCGCCCTAGAGGCCTACTCGGCGTCCATCCTGTCGGCGTTTATGGCCGAACGGTACGCGGCCGACGTGTACCAATCGACCGGCGCCACTCGGGTGGCCCTGCGTTCGACGCAGCGCCGGTTGTCCGAGGAACAGGCGTTGGACATACAGGGGCAATGGGTGGCGGCGGCCACGCGGCGCCTTGGCGCGCCCGCAGTCCTGCCGCCCGATTTGGAGTTGTTGCAAACCCTCACGATTTCGCCCAAGGACCTAATGTTGTTAGAGGCCCGCGAGTGGGACGCGCGGCAAATTGCCGCCGCGTTCGGCGTCCCGGCCATGCTGCTAAACATCGCCATAGCGGGCGGGTTGGTCTACCAAGCGCCCGCGCAACTTTTCGAGTTGTGGTGGCGGTCCGAGTTGTTGCCGTGCGCGGTGAAGTTGCAGGAAGCGTTGTCCCGGTGGATGCCGCGCGGGCATTGGGTCGAATTCGACCCCATGCAATCCCTAAAGCCGGACCTGCAAACCCTCGTGGGTATCTATTCCAAGGCGCTGGCCGACGGCGCCGTGACGTTGAACGAATACCGGGGCGCGGTGTTCGACCTTGCGCCGTTGCCCGAGGGCGAGGCCGACATGGTGGAGGAACCCGGCGCGCACGGGAACATGGCCACCGACTTGCCGACGATTCCCGATTACGTCGAAGTGGAGGTGGAGTAAGTGCCCGGGCTAGTTATGCAACGGTCGTTCGCGGCCGAGTTGGAAGCGAAGGACGGCCGCATGGTCGAGGGGTGCCTAGTGCCCTACGGGGAGGCCGCCCGCGTGCAGGACCACAACGAGGACGGGTCGTTGTCGTCGCCTTACTTCGAAGTGTTCGAACCGGGCGCCTTCCGCAAGCAGTTGCGCGCGGCGGCCCGGTTGGAGTTGCGCTACGAACACCGCACCGACCTGTTGTCGTCGGTCGGTGTGTGCCGGTCCCTCCACGACGAGTCGGCGGGCCTGTTCGGTGCCTTCCGCGTGCACGAGGGCGCGGTGGGTGACCAAACGTTGGAGTTGGTGCGCGAGGGAATCTTGCCCGGGTTCTCGGTCGAATTTATGGACCGCTTCCGAAACTGGCAACGCACGCCCGAGGGCACGGTGGTGCGGCGCAACTGCGAACTGTTGTCGGTCGGGCTTACGCGCACGCCCGCCTACGCCCAAGCCCTCGTGGCGGCGGTCCGGTCCCGGGCCGACTTCGAAGCCGAACACGAGTTGCCGCCGATAGACGAGGCGCAGTTGGAACGCTTGCGCCAACTCGGCGTGAACGTGTAACACTCCGTCTTAGAACCGCACCCCGCAACGCGGGCACCTCGGACACCGGCACCCCGCCGCTTAGGCGACACCCCGGACACCGGCCCATAGCGCGCGGCCCGCACGGCGGCACCCGGTCGGAACCTTCGACGTAGGAGGAACGGACCGTGCCTAACCCTGTTTTGCAGCGGCTAGTGGACGAGCGGGCGTCGGTAAACGCCAATATCGACCAACTGCTAGACGCGGCCAACGAGGACGAGCGGGACCCGACCGAGGCCGAGCGGGGCCTAATTCAACGGCACCGCGAACGGTTGAACGAGTTGGAACCGCAGATTGCGGAGCTAATCGACCTAGAGGAACAGCGCGGGGCATCGCGTGACGCCCGCGCCGCGCTAGATCGGTCGGCGCCTGCACCGGACGACGTACCGCGCGCGGTGACCCGGACGGCGCCGGGTAACCCGGGCGACTCGCCCTATACGCATTTCGGGCAGTACGCACGCGACCAAATCTTGGTCCGGTTCGACAAAATCGCGGCGCGCGCAGGCGACGGCGCGGTGGATCGGGCGCAGGATCGGTTGCAGCGTGCCGTGGCCCACACGCTTACGGGCGACATTCCGGGCATTTTGCCCGTGCAGCACTTGGCGCAAATTATCGACGTGATTAACCGGGCGCGGCCGGTCGTGCAGGCGTCCCGGGGTATCACTCTCACGTCGGGGAAGCTGACCTACCCGCGCATTACGCAACGGCCGATTGTCGGCAAGCAGTCGCCCGAAAAGTCGGAACTGCCGTCGCAGAAAATGTTGGTGGACCTAGAGGAAGCGGCGGCCGACGTGTTCGGCGGGGCGGGCAACCTGTCGTGGCAGTCGGTCGTGTGGTCGAACCCGGACGCGCTAAATCTATGGTTCGAACTCGCGGCCGAGGCCTACGCCATTGCGACCGAGGCCGAGGCGGCCGGGGACATGGTGGCGGGCACCACGCAGGCCGTGCCGGTGGCCACCGACGACTTGGCCGGGTGGTTCGCGGCCATTGCCGAGGCCTGCGGCGAGGTGTACGACAACTCGGGCCGCATGGCCAATTGCCTGTTTGCCGACCCAACCTTGGGGTTCAAGTTGTTGGGCATGGTTTCGTCGGACTCGCCCGTATTTATCGGTGCGGGCGCCGGGAACTTGCAGGCGGGCACGGGCACCATTGCGGGCCTGCGGCTTGTGATTTCCAACGGTTTCGTGGCCGGTGGGACGGCCATTGTCGGGGATTCGCAGTCGTTGCTAACCGCCGAGAACGCGGGCGCCCCGGTCGAACTACGGGCCGTGGAACCGTCCATTGCCGGATTCGAAGTCGGCGTGGTTGGCGCCTTCGCGTCGGTCCTTGTGGACCCCTCGGCCTTCGTGAAGCTAACCCCGCCTGCGGGCGCCCCGTTGGCGGCGTCCAAGGCCAAGGCGGCGGCGTAGGTAATGACCGCTTACGCCGACGTGGGCGAGTTGGCCGCCGCCCTGCGCGTGCGGGTGACGGCGGAAAACACCGACGCCTTGCAAGCGTGCCTAGACGCGGCGGCGGCCGAAATCGACCACGACGTGGATTGGACCGACCCCACCGACGTGCCCCACTACCCCGAGGGCGACAACCGCTTGGCGTTGTTGCAGCGGGTGAACCTGCTACGGGGCGTGGAGTGGTGGAAGGCCAACGACGCGGCGTTTGGCGTTATCGGTTACTCGGACGTGAGCGGGGCGCTAACCGCGCCCCGTGACGGGTTCAACCGGCACGCGGTGACCCTCACCCCGTGCAAGCAAAAGTGGGGGCTTGCGTGAGCGCAGTAAGCACGCAGGCCCTTTCACTTACGACCGTGCGGGGCGCACTTGCCGCAGCGTTAGCGCCCCGCACGGACGCCGACCCGGGCGTGTTGCCGGACCTCGTGGACGCAATCGACCCGCCCGTGTTGTTGTTGGAGTGGCGGGACCCGTGGCTAGAACCACGCACCGTCGGGGTGGGCTACTTCGACGCCCTCTTGGCGGTTCTCGCTATCGCGGGCCGACTTGAACCCGGCCCGGGGATCGAAACCTTGGAAGCCCTCGTGGGCTACACGCTTGGGCGCCTGTTGGCCGACGGCCACTCGTGGCCGGTCGAATCCCTCACCGCCCCCCGCCGCTTCGACATGGGCGGGATTCCCTACCTAGGCGCGCGAATCGTCCTGCGCGTGCCGGTGTCAATCGAAACGGAGGACTAGCGCATGTCCACCCCTGCACCTACGAAGCCCATGCCGTTGATCTTGGACAACGCGGGCCTAAAGATCGGCACGGGCGCCGACGTGGCGTCGTTGGCCGAACTCGCCTGCGTGGCCACGCACGTGGAGTTGGCGCCGGACGTGGCCGAAACGACGATAGACACGTTTTGCGGGACGACGACGTACCCGGGCAACGTGCAATGGACGTTGAACGCCATGCTTGTGCAGTCGTTCGACCCAAGCGCAACCGAGGAAACGTTGTCGGCGGCCGTCGCGTTCGGGGACCCCGTGCCGTT